AGAAGTTGCTGATGAAGTTCCTGCAAAGGAATCTGAAGAAGGTGAAGAAATTACATCTGACCTTAAAAAAGAAGATGAGTACGCAGAAGATGGTGAAGAGAAAAAAGAAGAAGAAGGAGATATGGCTGAAGAGGATGATATGATGCGTGATATGATGGGCAGAATTCAGAACTTAGAAGATGCTATTGCAGACCTTAAAAAAGATAAAGTAGAAGCTTCAGACGAAGCTGATAAATCTTTGAAATCTAGAACAGTTAAAGAGGAATTTGAAGCTGCTTCTAAACCAATTAAACACAATCCAGAATCTAACAACAAAAAGATTAAAAAAGTAGAGTTTGGAAAAGGTAAATTTGAATCAACTTTAGACAGAGTATTAAATAAATTAAATAAATAAATAAATATGGGAACTTTTAATTACACATCAAATGATGTAGAATACAATCAAGTAGGTCAATCTTACTATACAGCAACTGGAGATATTTCAGAAGGTGATATAGGAAATGACCACAATGTAGCAACTGATGGATTAACTATCGGTATTCCTAAAATTACATCAGGAAATATAGGAATGTCAATCTTTTTTAGAAATACAGGAGCTGATGGAAACAACAAATTAGTTGTATCACCAGACGATTCAAACAAAATTTTAGGTGGAATGACCCAAGCAGCAGCAGTTTTTCACGCATCAGGAGTATTAGGAAAAGACTTAATAAACACAAAGGCAACATCTAAATTAGGTGATTGGGTTGAATTAAGAGCAGTTAGTTTAACTGAATACTACATTGTAGGTGGACAAGGAATCTGGGCATCAGAAGCATAATATTAATATATAAAAAAATAAAAAATGAGTAATTTAAAAAACGTACAATTAGCTACTGTGACTAATATAACTACAAGCTATGCAGGTGAATTTGCAGGTGAGTATATAGCAGCAGCTTTATTAAGTGCATCAACTATTGATGATGGAGGACTAACAGTTAAGGCTAATATTTCTTTTAAAGAAGTAATTAAAAAACTAGCAACAGGGAACTTAGTGTCTCCTGCTTCTTGTGATTTTGTACCTAACTCTTCAGTAACACTTACTGAAAGAATTATCCAACCTATTGAATTACAAGTAAACCTACAATTATGTAAGTATGACTTCGTAAATGATTGGGAATCTCAATCAATGGGTTATGGATTAGGTCAATCCTTACCACCTAAATTTAGTGACTTTATGATTGCTCACGTAGCATCTGAAGTAGCTCAAAATACTGAGTTTTGTATTTGGAGAGGTGATGTTGCAGCAGCAGCTAATAATTCATTTGATGGATTCGAAAAGTTAATTGCAGCTTCAGCAGCAGCAGGAGATATTCCAGCAGCTCAACAAGTAGCAGCAGTTGGTGGTGGTGGCTTAAGTGCAGCTAATATCATTGCTGAAATGAGCAAGGTAGTCGATGCTATTCCTGCTTCTCTGTACGGAAAAGAAGATTTATTCCTATATGTAGGTTCAGCAGCAGCTAAATTCTACGTTCAGGCTTTAGGTGGATTTGCAGCTAATGGTTTAGGAGCAAATGGTACAAATGCACAGGGTACTCAATGGTGGAATAACGGAAGCCTAACAGTAAATGGTGTTAAAGTATTTGTTTGCCCAGGAATGGCAGTAAACAAAATGTATGCTGCACAGAGGAGCAACCTGTATTTCGGTACTGGTTTGCTAAATGACACGAATACTGTTAAGGTTTTAGATATGCAAGACCTTGACGCTAGTAACAACGTAAGAATGGTAATGAGGTTTACTTCAAGTGTTCAGTTCGGTGTTGCATCTGACTTAGTAGAATACGCATAAAATTAATTAATCAATAAATTAAAGGGGTAAGTGGATTATCTGCTTACCCTTTTTTTATAAAAAAAATATAGAAAATTATGGCTTGTAATTTAACAACCGGACGTAAAATTCCGTGTAAATCAGCTTTTGGTGGTATCAAAACGGTACTCTTTGCAAATTTCGGAACAATCGCTAGTGTATCTACGGTAGCTGGAACAGGAATATCTACAATAACAAATGGTTCTCCTGCACCTGTTTGGTTTGAATATGACGTGAAAGGTGTATCCTCCCTTGAAACTACTGTTACTAGTAGTAGAGATAATGGAACAACATTTTATACACAAACATTAAATTTAACATTAACATTCTTAGATGCTTTAACAAATCAAGAATTACAGATACTTGCAGTAGCTAGACCCTACATTGCAGTGGTCGACTATTATGGTAACACATTTTTGTGTGGACTGGAAAACGGTATGGAATGTACCGGTGGGACAGTAGTTACTGGTGCAGCAGCTGGTGATTTAAGTGGGTTTACATTAACATTTGAAGGTATGGAGGAGACAGCTCCTTTATTCTTGAATGCAACTCCAACAGCATCTTCTAGTCAAATTGCTCCAACAGGGTAATAATTAGTTTTTTTAGTTAGAAAATCAAGCATCCATATTAGGGTGCTTTTTTTTTGCTCTATTGATTCTACAAATAAGTGTTTTTTTTTCGTTATATAAGTAATGATTATATTAACTACTTCAACTTCGGCTCAACAATTGTCAGTAATTCCTAGAGTTTATACTAGTACTTTTACTATGACGATAAGAGATGACAGCACTAATGTGCTCAAAAAATATGATGTAAGCACTGCTGTAACATCTGGGAATTATTTAAATTTCAATCAAGCTTTTAATCCGGTTTTAGTTGAAGGTCACTTTTTTGACTTATCTTTATTTGTTGATTACAATTTTTGGAATACAAACAATAGTTTGTGGAATTTATACAACGTTCTTTGGAATGTTGATGGAGATGTTACTGAAGATATATTTAACGATAGAATTTTCTGTACTGATCAAGATGTAAATCAATTAAATAATAACGAAAGGTATAAATTAAATTTAGGACAATATACCGAATATAATGGTTTTGATAATACTTATACAGTAAGATGAAAAAAACACGATTAAGAAATACGAAAGGACAATTTAAAAAGGCTTCGAAAGTATCGGAGTTTGGGTTTGTAAGTTTAAGCACATATACAAGTCCAGAGATTAAGGAAGTAAATGGAGAAGAGTGGATTGAGTATGGTGCTGACAATAACTATTTTCAGTATTTAATTGACCGATATAATGGCTCTCCAACTAATAATGCTGCAATAAACGGTATTAGCCAGGCGATTTATGGAAAGGGATTAAATGCAACAGATTCTAGTAGAAAGCCTAATGAATATGCTCAAATGATTTCTTTATTTAAAAAGAGTGTTGTTAGAAAGCTTTGCTATGACTTGAAGCTAATGGGTCAATGTGCTGTTCAAATTATTTATTCTAAAGACAGAAAGAGAATAGCTCAAATAGAACATTTACCAATTGAAACATTAAGAGCAGAGAAGGCGAATGACGATGGAGAAATCCCTGCATATTATTATTTTAAAGATTGGGTTAATATAAAGAGAAGTGATGAACCTTTAAGAATTCCAGCTTATGGAATGTCAAAAGAGAACATTGAAATTTATTATATAAAGCCATATAAATCCGGATTTTATTACTATTCTCCTGTGGATTACCAAGGTGGTTTACAATACGCAGAGCTTGAAGAAGAAGTTTCCAACTATCATTTATCGAACATACTTAATGGTTTAGCACCGAGTATGCTTATAAATTTTAACAATGGTACACCTAACCAAGAAGAGAGACAATTGATAGAGAGCAAGATAGCTCGTAAGTTCTCCGGTAGTTCTAACGCTGGGAAATTCATTTTAGCGTTTAACGATAACAAAGAAGCTGCTGCGGATATAACTCCGGTTCAATTATCGGATGCACACAATCAGTATCAATTTTTATCTGAAGAATCTCAGTCTAAAATTCAAGTTAGTCACAGGGTTGTATCTCCTTTTTTATTAGGAATAAGAACAAGCTCTGGTTTTTCATCAAATGCCGATGAAATAAAAACAGCTAGTTTATTAATGGACAATACAGTTATTAGACCATTTCAAGAGCTTTTAATTGACGCCTTTGATGACATATTAAGTTATAATGAAATAGCTTTAAATCTATACTTTACGACTTTACAGCCATTAGAATTCACAGAAGTAGATAAGACTATCCAAGATAAAGAAGAAATAGAAGAAGAGACAGGAGTTGAGATGCAGAAATTTAATCTAAAGAAGATTGATGGAAAAGAAGCATACGAAACAAAAGAGGAGGCAATAGCTAAAGCCGAAGAGATGGGATGTGGAGGTTTTCACGAAATGGAAATCGAAGGCGATGTTTATTTTATGCCTTGTGAAAATCATACAGAATTAAAAGCTCCTTGTTGGGATGGATATGAACAAGTTGGTATGAAGGATAAAGATGGAAAACAAGTTCCAAATTGCGTTCCTTTATCAAAAGTTGATAGATTATGTTGTTCTTCAGAATCAAAAGAAGACGATGAAATTATAGCGCAGGAATTAATTGCATTAGGAGAAGATATTGATGAAAGTAAATGGGAAGCAATTTTTGAGCAGGATGTTGATTATCAAAAAGAAGATAAAATCGACAATATTATTACTGATTTAAACAAACAAAGCAACGAAAAATTATCAATCTTAGGTAAGATTTGGAAGTTTGTTGTTAGCACAGGAAGTGCGTATCCAAATAGCAAGTCTGCTCAAGATAAAAAAGTAGGCGAAAACTATTTTAAAGTAAGATATTATTATAGTCCAAGAAAAGTAGGGTCAAATGCACGAGCATTTTGCAGAGCTATGAAACAAGCTAATAAATTATATCGTAAAAAGGATATTATTGAAATGGGTAAACAAAAAGTTAATCCAGGGTGGGGTCCAGAAGGTGCAAATAACTATAGTATATGGCTTTATAAAGGTGGTGGAAATTGTCATCATTCGTGGAGAAGAGTTACTTATAAAAGCAAATTAGCTAAAATAAACACAAAAGATGCTCAAGATATTATCGGAACTAGACAAGCTGCAATA